GCAATGTCGGACAGGATCAAAGCAAGATCGACGGAGCAGCACAGGCGGTTCTTCGGCCTCGTGGCGGCGACGTTCCACAACTGGCCTGAGAAGCACAAATTTCAGCCCGAAAACCCCGAGCACCTTCGCGCGTGGCTCCTGGTCCGCGCCAAGCACTGCATCATCAAATCGTTCTTCCTCGACGACGACGCCACCGAAAGCGCCAAGCTCATCCCGTTCGTGATGGCCACCATGCTCGGCCAGCACTCATGGGCGCGCGCCGTCGGCAACGAGTTGCAGGTGTGCGTCGCGGACAGCATCGCATTCGACAAGTGCCCGCACGAGCAATTCTGCAAGATCAGTGACGACGTGGAAGCGATCATCGAGGCTGAGACCGGCCTGCGCGCTGACGACATTCTCAAGGCGCGAGAGGCAGCATGAGCCGCCAGGAGTTCAGCAAGGCGACCAACGAGGCGTGCACAATGCGATTTTGGGTCAGTTGGTACTCGCCTGTTGTTCGCGTCGTTGAGCCGGCCAAAACGCCTGACGAGGGTGATCTGGTGGAACGCGATAGCCCGGAATGGCAGCCGCCGATTGTTGTGCGTGGAGAGTGGGTGAGCGGTTACCGGATGTCCGACGACGCTGCAACAGTTGTTGCTCTGATCGATGCCCCGTCCGTCGACGATATCAATGATGCGTTGCAGGGCTTTGAGACGCGTTTCGTTGAGCATAGGGCGGACGATTACACCCCAGGCGATCGGTTCCCGATGCCTGTAACCTAGGAGCCGAGACGTGGACGATTTGCCAAGACGGTTGCGCGATCTCGCCGACCTTGCGACCGAAGCGCGGCCAATCTCTCGGCTGACAGATGCAGGACGTGCCGCAGTTCGAGATGCGGCCAATGAAATCGAGCGTTTGCGGTTGCGCGTTGCTGATCTGGAGCGCGACGACAAATGATTGCGGCCCTGTTTGTCGAAACAGACGGATGCTATTTTGGAGTTCCAGGAGTTGACCCGTGGGACATCTGGAGAGACGCCCGTGGCTATAGTGGCCCGAGCCCCGTCGTCGCCCATCCCCCATGCCAAAGATGGGGTCGCATGGCGCATGGCGGCCCTAGTGCTCCAGGAACGCAAATTCCAGGAGACGACGGCGGCTGCTTCAGCGCCGCACTCCGCGCTTTGTGGAAATACGGCGGTGTCTTGGAGCATCCGTGCGATAGCAAGGCATGGGCGCATTTCGATCTGACAACGCCAAAGCGTCATGCCGGATGGGTTCAGACGCCAGGCCCGAAATACAAGATCGCAGGCATCGACCCAGAGCTGCGCCGTCATGGCCACTGGTGGACCTGCTACGTCGAGCAGGGGCACTACGGCCACATGAGCCGCAAGCCGACGTGGCTGCTGACGTGCGGGATCGCACGAGAACAGTTGCCAGTACTGAATTGGTCGAAAGGCGAACAACGCTTGCACCCGACCGCGCTAGCCCGATACGGCTATGAGAAGGCACGCCGTATCGGCATGACGGCCATGGTCGGTGGCAAGGACAAGACGAAGATCAGGAACGCAACGCCGGTCGAATTTAGAGACGTGCTGATCGGCATCGCTCGCCTTGCGTCGAAGCAATCTGCAATTGTGGAATGAGGAGTGATGGCGATGGCACTGGAGAGTGCGAAAATAGTTTTCGACGATTGGGAGGCAGCCAAGGCGCGCCGCGCTGCGCAGATGCCGACCGAGCACGACTGTCTGCGAGTGATGATGGAAGCCTACTCGCGGCTCAAGGACCTCGGCTGGAATGATGCCATCTACTGCCCGAAGGACGGCAGCACGTTTGATGCTATCGAGTTCGGCTCGACGGGCATCCACGCGTGCCACTACGAAGGCGAGTGGCCCAATGGATCGTGGTGGACGCACGAGGCGGGCGATCTATGGCCGTCACGCCCGGTCATGCACAAGAAACGCGTGTGAGCGAGCGCTGGCCCCGTTGAGAAAGAAAGCTAAGGCTCTTGCCGACGAGATTGTCGATAGCGTCGAGTGGACGCTGAGGGCCTTTAACTTGTTGCCACCACCACCGTTGACGACGCCTACCAAATCACGGTATTGGCACAGTCGGACAAGCGGCTTGACTGATTGCGCTGTTGTTTGCGACGCCTGTACGTCAGATTGAGACGCCCCTGCCCGACCATCCATCGGGAGCCAAGTCTATAACTATGCCTAATCGCTGATGTTCCGCGACGCCGAGCGCCAAGACGCGTTCGAAAACGACGACCCGACTCCATCGATGCAGATACTCGCCCGCCAGAGCGCAGACTCGTGGCGGGCTGAGCGCATTCGCCGAAACAGGGCCGACTATTATCGACGGTGGAGCGCCCGCTATCAGGGCGCGCTCGCCAATTCCCCGCTTTACGGACCGCATCGGAGGTAGATCTAAAATGATCCGGCGCCCGATCAATTTCGTCACGCGATTCCTCGGCGACATCTGGGGCCAGTACACGCCGACCGGCCAACTCCTATTTTTGCTGGCGCTTGTCGCCATCGCCGTGGACGCCACGATCTCGTGGGAATACGGGCTCTCGATGAGCCTGGCCCACGCGGCCGGGTACTCGTTAGTCGCCATCGCTCTCGCGCTGTTTCCGGATTTGGCGGCCCGCGAGGCCGACAAAGGCGCCAGGGCCGCAGCGTGCGTCCTGGTGCTGATTTGCTGCGTGCTCGGCGGCGTCGCGTATCAGAGCCATATCGGCTACGGCGCGGGCATCCGCCTGGGCGACCTGCAGCAAACCGGGTTCCACAATGCAAAAGTCGAGGCCGCAATCCGCGCCGGCAAAAGTGAAGAAACTAACCTCGATCTGTGGCGCAATCAGCGGGCGCAGCTCGCCGCCGAGCGGGCCGACATCGTGAAAAGCTCGCCGTGGGTGACGGCGACGACGGCCATTGCATTGCGCGAGCACGCGGACAATCTCGACAAAAAAATTGCGGACGAAATTAATGGCGGCCGTGGCGGCCGAGCGGCCGGCTGCAAAACCGAGTGCGAGAAATTGCGTGATCAGAAGCTTCGGGTGAGCGAGCAAATCGCGAGCGTCGAGCGTCTGGAGGGCGTAACTGCCAGGCTAGTCGAGCTGGACCGCCGGATTGCAGCTACGCAGCGCACAATCGACGCCAAATTGGCGGCCGTGTCAGACGCTGGGATGCGCAGCTCGGTAGCGGTGAACAGCACTACCGCGCTCGGCGAGCTGTGGACGCTCGTTAGCGGGCGGGAAACGCCCGCCACTATCGTCAATCTCGCGAGCATGGGGACGACATCGCTAGCGTTCCTCATTCTGGCGCCAGCTCTCATGTTCGCCGCCGGTCGCAACCGCCGGCCGGATTACGCATCCCTGCCCCCCATCGAGCCCCGCCCGATGCCGGCCCCCATGCCCCCGAGCGTGCCGCCGCATGCGACCGCGCTCGCGCCTGTCGTCCATCGCACCGACGTGGTCCGCTTGGACGAGGCGCTCCGCCGTTGGGCTCAGACCCCGGAAGCCCGCAGCCTCAATGGTGCAGCGTGACCGAACTGGAGCGAGCCTTGAAGGACCAAGGGCACCCCAACCGGCAACATGCCATCCCGCGTCTGATGGCAGACGAGGCGTTGCGACTTCTGCGGACACAGATGGCCCGAGATGCCGCGAACGCATCGCTAATCGATGAGAAGGGCGTATGAAAACCGTACCCCGCTCCCGCTGGCCCATCATCCAGAAAGCGCACCCCAACGCCACCATGGGGTTCCGTGACGGTGTGGAAGTGATCGCGATCCCGACCTACGACCCCGACACCGACGTTGCCGGGGAACGGCTGTTACAGATCATCGAAGATCGAGACGGCCCGCTTCGCCCCGGCGACATCCTCGCCGATCGCTTCGGCAACACCTTCAAGATTGTCGACCCCGCATCCCTGATCCCGGTTCGCAAGGGGCCGGGGGCAGATTTCGGAGACTGATTCGTGGCCGACAGAACCGTCAGTGACTTCATCACAGAGTATACCGAATCGCTACGCCGCCGCGAGCCCATCGAGGGCAAGACGTGGACTGTGACCCAGGGCGAGTGGGACATGCTCGCAAAGATATTCGGGGGCAAGGAGAAGTTTGCGGCCAACCCGATGTACCTCGGCCGCAAAGTCGTTCGTAAATAACTGTCACACGTGGAACAATGGCTTTCGACGACGTAGACCAGCCCAAGCGCCCCCCCTGGCGCCCGACCAAGTATGACCCCGAGTTCTGCGACCGCGCCGTCGCCTTGGGGTCGGAGGGGAAATCAAAGGTCGAGATCGCTTACGAACTCGGCGTAGACCGCAAAACCCTCGACAATTGGGCTGCGGCGTATGAAGACTTTTTCCACGCGATTACGCGAGCGAAAGAGGCCGAGCAAGTGTGGTGGGAGCGCAAGGGGCGCGACAACCTCGCCACGCAAGGGTTCCAGTCGTCCATGTGGTCGCGCTCGATGGGCGCCCGCTTCCCCGACGACTGGCGTGAGAAGTCCGAAGTGGACATGAACGCCCGAGTGCAGGTCACAGAGATCAAGCGGACCATCGTTGATCCTCGAAATCCAGACGCCTAGAGCGTTTGCCCCGTTCCTCAACCCGAAGCGCTACAAGGCGGCCTATGGCGGGCGCGGCTCAGGCAAGTCGCATTTTTTCGCCGAGGAAATCGTCGATGTTGCCGTGCGCCGAAAGGGATTGCGCGCGGTGTGCGTCCGCGAAGTGCAAAAGTCCCTCAAGGAATCAGCCAAGCGGCTGATTGAGGACAAGATCACACGGCACGGCGTATGGCCCCTGTTCGGCGGCAAACCGAGGAATGACCACATCATTACCCCAGGCGGCGGCGTGATCCTGTTCCAAGGCATGCAGGACCACACGGCCGAGTCGATCAAATCGCTTGAAGGCTTCGACGTGGCATGGGTCGAAGAAGCGCAGACGCTCTCGGAGCTATCGCTGGAGTTCCTTCGCCCGACGATCCGCAAGCCTGGCTCTGAGTTGTGGTTCTCGTGGAACCCCCGGAGCGCGCTCGACGCCGTGGATCAGTTCTTCCGCGGGCTTCGGCCACCAGATAACGCGGTCATTCAGAAGGTCAACTTCGACGCCAACCCGTTCTTTCCGGCCGAACTCGAAACCGAGCGCCGTCACGACAAGCAGGCCAAGCGCGACCGCTACGCACACATCTGGCTCGGCGAATACGAGCCCATGGCGATCGGCGCGATATGGGACCGGCAGACGATCCACGCCAACCGTCGGCGGGAGCAGCCCGAATTGAAGCGCATCGTGGTCGCCGTGGACCCAGCAGTTTCGGCTGAGATCGGCTCGGATGAGCACGGCATCGTGGCCGCCGGCATAGGCGAGGATCAGCGCGGATATGTGCTCGACGATACGTCCATGAAGGGCTCGCCCCGGCAATGGGCCGAGCGCGCAATCGCCACCTTCGACAAGTGGAGCGCGGACGCGATCGTGGTCGAGCGCAACCAGGGCGGCGATATGGTCAAGCACACGCTCAAGAACGTGCGGCCGGACCTGCCGGTGATCGAGGTCGTCGCCACGCGCGGCAAGCACGTGCGGGCCGAGCCGATTGCCGCGCTCTATTCCATGGGCCGGATCAGCCACGTTGGCACCTTCGACAAGCTCGAGGACCAGATGTGCCAGATGACGGCGGGTGGCTACGAGGGCAACGGCTCTCCTGACCGCTGCGACGCGCTGGTGTGGGCGATCACGGAACTCATGCCGAGCATTGTGCGCAAGGATCAGCCGAACTGGACGATTGGCGAAGTGGCTCACCCCGGCGCGGCGACCGGCGAACGGTGGATGATCGGATGAAGAGGGGTTATCGAGTTCTAACGCCCTATGAATTGGACGGCATTTTGAGCCGCTGGGCTCGCATGCGCGGTATCGACATCGGACGCCACCATTATAACGGGCTGGCGCTGTTCGCTGAAGACAGGCCCGGCATGCAGCCCGCGCTTGTGATCGAGCGACGAGGTCCTGATTGGCCGGCATTCCGGATCGAGTTTACTTACGCGGGGCATGGCCGAGGGCGCCTGTACCGCCAGACGGCGATCCAGCAGGCCGAACGACTGTTGACGGCGCTGCAAAGCGTAATGGCGGCTACCTGATGGAGAACTACGCCCAGCCGGGCGAGGCTTCCAAGCCAAAGATGAGCGACGCGGAGCAGGGCAAGTTCCTCGTGGACTGCCGGAAGAAGCTCGATGCCGCCTACCTGTACGAGCGCGAGAACCGGCGCGAAGCATCGTTGGACCTCGCGTTCCTCGCCGGCTACCAGTGGCCCGAGTCGATCCGCAAGGAGCGTCAGGCGCAAGGTCGGCCCATTCTCACTATCAATCGGTTGCCGCAGTTCGTGCGCCAAGTCACGAACGACATTCGGCAGGCCGATCTTTCGATCAAGGTCTCGCCGGTCGACGACCGGTCGGACCCGAAGCTCGCAAAAATATTCAACGGCCTGCTCCGGCAGATTCACTATCAGTCGAGCGCGAAGCACGTCTACGGCGCCGCTGCCGAGCATCAGGTGAGTTGCGGCATCGGCTGGTTCCGGCTCTGCACCGAGTACACCGATGACGAGACGTTCAACCTAGAACTACGGCTGAAGAGCGTCCGCAATCCTCTGAGCGTCTATTGCGACCCGGCGGCGATCGAGCCTGACCGCTCGGATGCGAAGTGGATGTTCATCACAGAGATAATCCCGACCGACGCATTCAAGGAGCAGTACCCCGGCGAAAGCCTGGACGGCATCGACCCGCCGACTGACGGCACCGGCGACCGCCTGACGTGGCTCACGCGAGACGGTGTGCGGATCGCGGAATATTGGGTGCGCAAGCCGGTCAAGAAGATGATCGGGCAGACGCGGGACGGGCAGACGGTCGACCTGTCGAAGATCAAGCGCGAGATGTGGCCGCTGATCGGGATCACGCGCACGCGGCAAGTCGATAGCTATGAGGTGGAGCAGTACATCATCAGCGGCCGATCGGTGCTCTCAGGCCCGCACAAGTGGCCGTCGAAGTGGATTCCGATCATCCCGGTTATCGGCTCGGAAACGCCGCTCGAGACGGCGGTGGTCCGTGCCGGCCTGATCCGCTATGCGCGAGACCCGCAGCAACTCTACAACTACAACCGGACGGCAGCGGCCGAGACGCTTGCGCTGCAGCCCAAGGCGCCGTGGCTCGTGGACGCGAAGTCGATCGCGCCGTTCAAACACATCTGGGATTCTATCAACCGCACCAACTACCCATATCTGCCTTACGACTCGCAAAAGGACGTTCCGGCGCCCAATCGCATTGCCCCGCCGGCCATGGCGCCCGCCTTTGTGAAGGAAGCCGAGCTAGCCGACGGCGACATGAAGGCGACGACGGGCATCTATGACAGTTCGCTCGGCGCCCGCTCGAATGAAACTTCCGGCATCGCCATTCGCAACCGCGAGCATCAGGGCGACACGGCGAACTATCACTTCTCCGACAACCTCGAACGCTCGATGTGGCACGCCGGGCGCATCCTGATCGAGATGATTCCGCAGATCTACGACACCGAGCGCGTCGTGCGGATCATGGGCGAGGACGACAGCGAGGAACACCACCGGATAAATCATTCCGTGATGGGACCGGATGGAGTTCCGATCACGATCAACGATCTATCGGCCGGACGCTTCGACGTGCGCGCAACGATCGGCGCCAGCTACGCGACCAAGCGCATGGAAGCGGCCGACATGATGGTTCAGTACCTCAAGGCGGATCCGCAAGCGCTGCCGATGGTGCGCGATCTGCTGATCAAGAACATGGATTGGCCCGGCGCCGACGAAATGGCGAAGCGGTTCAAGCAGGCGATGCCGCCGCAACTCCTGCACGACCCGGAAGACCCGAACTCGCCACCGCCACCTCCCCCGCCAAATCCGTTGGAAGACCCGGTTTTGCGCTCGGAAATCGTGCTCCGGGACGCCCAAGCCGCGAAAGCCTATGCGGATGCTCAGAAGACGCGCCAGGAAGCGGCTGGAATGGTGATGCCCGAGCCGGTGCTGCCGCCGCCCGAGGGCGTGCTGATGCCGTCACCGCAGCCGCAAGGCCCGCCGGGCATGCCGCCTGGAGCGATGCCACCGCATCCCGAGCCCGACGCCGATCAGATGGGCGGGCCGGGCGATTTCGACGCCGACAACATGCCGCCGATGGCCCCGCCCGGCGAGCCGATGGCTATCCCCGCGGGATGAAATCCTTGGGGCGCCTGATTCGAACGGTAGGAATGGTTGGCAAAGATATCGCCGCCTCGAAGATCGACTGTTGTGCGCGCAGCGTCGCTGCGAACCTTCGGTCGCTGTCGGCCAATTCGCGAACCACAACGCGCAATTCGTCCGCTGTCATATCGTCGATCGACTTTCCAAACCACGTGATGGTGTCAGGCATCGTCGCCCCATTTTCCGAAGCAGTAGCCCACGAGTTTAGCACGACCTCGCGGTTCGCCGCGCCCTAAAAAGGTAGCCACTCACATGACTGACACTGCCACGGCGACCCCGGTCGCTGCACCCGTTCCCGTACCTGTAACGCCTGCGAATATCCTCGACCCGGCCACCGTGCCGGCGCCGAAAGCACTGAACGTTCCCGAGTCGAATACCCCGGCCCCGCCTCCGGCCGAAGCGGCAAAAGAGCCGCCCAAGGATGGCGAAACAGACCCCGGCGATCAGGATGCCGCTCAAGACGAAAAGCCTGAGACCGCGAAGAGGAAATCCGCTCGAGCTCGCATTGATGAGCTGACTGCCCAGAAGTACCAGGCGCAGCGCGAGCGGGATGATGCGATAGCGAGGTTCAATCAGCTCCGCGAACGTCTTCAACCCCGCGAGATCGACCCCAACGACTACGGCGCGCAAGAGGCCGAACGGCTTCGCCGCGTGATCGGCGTCGAGAGGGCCGAGGAAACCGCAGATCGAGCCCGGCAGGCCGAACAACGCATTGCCGAGACGCGAGCCGCGGTGTTCGAAGCCAAGGTTGACGAGGCCCGCGAGCGCATCCCCGACATTGATCAAGCGTTGCGGGATTTCGCCAACCTACCGCTGTCGTCGGAAGCTGCCGAAGTGCTCGCAGAAAGCACGAAAGCCGCAGAACTCGCCTACTTCCTGGCCAAGAACCCGGAGCAGGCGCATCGCCTCGCGCGAATGCCGGCCGCGAAACAGGGCGCCGAGCTTGCTCGCATCGAGCAACGCATTGGTTCCGTCCAGCCGCGCCGGACCAGCGCCGCACCCCCGCCCGTCCCCATGATTGGAGCGTCGTCCGCCCCTGCAGCCCCGACGCTGCAGAGCGCGAGCGTCGCCGAGATCGCGGGAATGTTGGGGTACGGCAAGAGCTAAGCCCATCCCGAAAGCTGAGAGATCATGAGCAACACGACACTTACCGCAGATGTGGTCGCCAGGACCGCACTGGCGATCCTCGAAAACGAACTTGGCGTACTGAAGACGGTCCATCGAGCCTACGAAGACGAGTTCTCGAACACCGTCAACGGCTACAAGGTCGGCGATACGATCAGCATCCGTCGCCCGGCCGATTTCACGGTGCGCACCGGCGCCACGCTGTCGGCGCAGGACGTGATCGAGGGCAAGACCACGCTGACGATCGACCAACAGGTCGGCGTCGACTTCCAGTTCACCAGCTCGGACCTGACGTTGAAGATAACGGACCTGTCCGAACGCGTGATGAAGCCTGCGATGAGCAGCATCATCAACTACATGGCGAACGACGTGTTCTCGACCATGTACAAGCGGCTCTATCATTGGGTAGGCACGCCGGGCCAGACCATAAACAGTTTCGCCGACTTTGCGCTTGGTCCGCAGCGCATGGATACCATGGCCATGCCGATGGATGGCCGCAACGCCGCTCTGTCGCCGGCCGATCACTGGGGTCTGCTCGGGTCTCAAACCGCGCTCTACATCCAGGACGCGGCCAAGGGCGCCTACCGTGAAGGCTCGCTCGGCAAGATCGGCGGCGTCGAGACCCGCATGAGCCAGGTCGTACCTACGCACACGGTCGGCCCGCTCGGCGGCACGCCGCTGGTCAACGGTGGTGCGCAGAACGTCACGTACGACACGGCGAAGAACTCCTGGACGCAATCGCTGATCACCGACGGCTGGACGGCTGCGGCTGCCTCCCGCGTCAAGGAAGGCGATGTGTTCACGATCTACGCGGCTGGCTCGTCGGGCGCGAAGGTGAAATTCGTCAACCCGAAAACGAAGGCGGTGACGGATCAGGATGCGCAGTTCGTCATCACCGCGGACGGCTCGTCTGACGGCTCGGGCAACCTGACGCTGACGATCTCGCCGCCGATCATCACCAGCGGCCCGCACCAGACCGTCAACGTGGCCCCTGCCGACAACGCCGGCATCGTCATCAACGGCACGGCCTCGACCGGCTACCCGCAAAACCTGATGTACCACAAGAACGCGATGGCGTTGGCCGTGGTGCCGATGGAGATGCCGGCGGCGGCCTACGGCGGACACCGCGAGAGCTACAAGGGCCTGTCGGTTCGCGTGATCCCGATCTACGACGGTACCAACGACATTTCGAAATGGCGCCTCGATCTGCTCTATGGCCGGAAGGTCATCGATCCGCGCCTCGGCGTGCGCGTGTCGGGCTCGTAATCATGGCCACCGCGCGCGACATCTGCACTCGGGCTCTGAAGGAACTGATGTTCACGGCGGAGGGGGAAACCCCTTCGGCGGAGGCCATCAGCGACACCCTCGCCGGGCTCAACGAGATGGCCGCGCGGTGGCTTACGCAGGGCATGTTCATTCCGCCGCTGCTCGGGACGCTTCCCGCGGGCATCAACTGGCGCGGCGATTGGGCGACGCTCACACAGTACGCTGTCAACGATGGCGTGCTGCGCTCCGGCAGCGTCTACGTCTGTTCGACGCTGCACACGTCCAGCGAATACGACCGGCCCGGCACGTCGCCGAACTGGTCGTCCTACTGGACAGCCTACCCGATGGTGGAACTTGCGATCGATGACGAGTTCCCGCTTGGGCTCGAGTTCAGGTCGGGCGTCATCGCCATGCTCGCCATGAACATGGCCGCGTCGTTCAACGTCGATCCTGGCCCGCTGACGGCAAAGCGCGCGAGCGACGGAATGACCGCGCTCATAGCTGCCTTCATGCCGATCCGCCCGGTCGCCGTCGACTACGGCTTGACGCGCATGCCCTCGCAAATCTGGCCCTATCAGATCGATCAGATACAGTGACGGTCGTCCCCATTTCCCTCGGCACCGGCAGCAACAGGGCGCGGTTTGATGTTGCGGGCGCGGCTCGGCACATCAACTGCTACGTGGAGCAGAGTGGAGACCAGGCGAAAACGCCGAATTTGATCGTGGCGCACGATGGGCTTGCCAACTTTGCGACGCTGGCGAGCGCTGGTGTGCGCGGGATGATCGAGGTCGGTGCCTATCTCTACGTCGTGTCGGGCCGGCAGGTGTATCGGGTGGACGCGGGCGGCGGCGTGACGACGATTGGCGGCATTCCGACAGATGGGCCGGTCTACATGGCGCGGAATCGGCGCGCTGTCCCGCAAATTGGCATTTTGTCTTCGGGCCTTTTTTACGTAATCGACACGGGTGCCAATACGCTTCAATTGGTGACAGGCGCGACGAGCACGAGCACGCTAACGGACCCCACGCTAACGGACCCGGACCCCACGCTAACGGACCCGTCATTAGGGGCGGCGTCCAGCGCCTGGACCCTGCCGCCGGGATCGTCGCTTACCGTGCTTGACGGGTATGGCATCATTCCAGTGAGCAACGGGCGGTGGTTCACGACCGGTATCGATGATTTTACAACGATCGATCCGCTCGATTTCGGCACGGCGGACAGCAACCCGGATGAGATCGTGCGCGCCGAGACGCGCGAGGGCGAGGTGGTGCTGTTCGGCTCGCGATCGACGGAATGGTGGAAAGACACTGGCAACGTCGATTTTCCGTTTAAGGATGGCCGCGTGGCCATCGCCGAGCTTGGATGCCTCGCCGCCGGTAGCGTCGCGAAGGTGGAGCGCACGCTTGCATGGATTGCGCACGATGGAACCGTGCGGCTAATGGCGGGCTACGATGGGCAGCGCATCTCGACACATGCGGTAGAGCGTGACATTGCGTCTGCCGTGCCGGATCAAATCACGTCTACGTCATGGGCGGCGCGCGGGCACAGTTTCTACCAGATCAGCTCGCCGGATTGGACGTGGTGTTGGAACCGGACCACCAACACCTGGAGCGAGCGGCAGAGCTACGGCAAAAGCCGCTGGCGATGCTCGGTGGTTTCCAATTTCGGCACAAAGTGGATCGCGGGCGATGCCACCCTCGGCAAGCTCTACACGATGAGCCTCGACTATGCCTCTGAGGGCAACGCGCCGCTGATCATGACCGTGCGGACGCCTCCGGTGCATTCGTTCCCGAACCGATTGCAGGTCGGCACGCTCTACGTGGATTTTGTCGCTGGCGTCGGGCTCAACAGCACGGCAACGCAGGACGCCACCCCCGAGATGATGGTGCGCTGGTCGGACAACGGCGGCGCCACGTGGTCGGGCGAGCGGCGCATCCCTCTCGGGCGGCAGGGCGACACGATCCGGCGCGGGATCATGCGTCGCCTTGGGATTGTCCCGCCTCAGGGGCGCACGTTCGAGTTCTCGGTTTCCGCCGCCGTCGTGAAGGGCTGGATGCAAGCCGCGCTCGACGCAGAAAAACTGGTGGCCTGATGGCGATCTCCAATCTCCCGCCGCTCCCGGCCGCCTCGACGCCCGTGATCAACGACGACGGGACCATGAACAAGGTGTGGCTGCAGTTCTTCGCGGCCCTATTGCTCGCACTGAAGAGGGCTCCATGAGCGCGTTCGGCGGTTTTTTCGACAAGCTGACTGGCAAGAGCCAGCAGAAGGACATCGACAACGCCTACAACCAGTCGAAGGGCTATCTGCAATCCGGCTACGACGAAGCGACGGGGGCGGCGAAGGGCTACTACGACAAGGCGCAGAGCTATTACGACCCGTATGCCGCAAGCGGGCGGCGCGCTCAGTCGGCCTATGACGACTCGATCGGCCTCAACGGCGCCGAGGGCGGCAAAAACGCCCTGACGATGTACCAGAACGCCCGCAATCCCTATCTCGATTGGGAGCAAAACCGCGCTCAAACGGAAATCGACCGGGCCGCGAACGCCCGGGGCGGCCTCAACACGGGATACAACGCGCTGGCCGTCGCCCGCGCGCGGCAGGGCATGGGGTATCAGGATTACAATAATTGGCAATCTCGCTTGCAAGGCCAGGCTGGGATGGGTGCTCAGATCGCTGGCCAACAGGCGCAAATGGCCAATCAGTTCGGGCAGTGGCAAGGCGATGCCCGACTTGGGCTCGGTCAGCAACAAGCCGGCAACGCGATCAACTACGGAAACGCGAGCGCTGCGAACAAGACCAACTCAGTAAACGCGATCATGAAGGGCGCGGGCGGGTTAGGGCAGTTCATTATGCAGGGGACTGTCCCTGGCGCGGGAGGCAGCTCGGCCTTCGGCAACATGGGCAACGCGCTTTCGAATTGGTGGAGTGGCGGCGGAACAGGCGAGACCGGCGGCTATCTGCCCGTCACTGGCGCCGGACAATGGTGAGGGCTGACGCATGCCGCCACTGATGCAGCTCCCGGCCTATCAGGCGACGCAAGTCGACCCTGGGAATTTCTTCGAGCCGATCAACAACGCGCTGATGCAGTACCGGCGCGGGATGGATGAGCAGGCGAAACACCAGCTCGCGCGGGACCAGTTCGGGTTGCACAAGCGAGAAGTTGACGCGCGGCTCGACGATCGCGCTCTGGCGCAGCAACGCTACCAGACGTTCATGAGCAACCCCGCCAACATGGCGGATCTTCCGGCGGGGGTTCGCCCGTTCGTCGGCGCGCTTGGCCCGGAAGGGCTGCACTACGGCCTCAACGCGCTGATGCAGGCGCGAAACGACGACATCGAGCGGCGCAAGGCCGAGGCGTCAATCGAACATTCGCGCGCGGGCACGGCCACATCGATGGCCCAGCTTCAGCAGCTCAAGATGCAAACGCCGGAATGGCGCATGGCGAATGCCCATCGGTTCGGCATCGACGCGAGCACGCCGGAGGGCAAGCAGTTCGTCATCACGGGCAACTACGCGCCGCCGTCCAACAAGTTCGTGCACTTCAAGGAAGGCGAGACCGGCGGATTCGTCAACGAACGGGCCGGCACCTTCACCCCGACGACGGCAGGCGACACGACGGAAGGTCGCCGCGCCAAGCTCTCCGAAATGGGAGTCGACCCGAATTCGCACGCGGGCAAGGTGTACCTCGCGAACGGGAAGTTGCCGCAGGCCGATCCGATGACGGCCACGGACAAGAAAGCGGTGTTTGAGGCGGAAGAACAGCTTCAGACGGCTCGGCAGTCCGTGGAAAACCTGAAACTTGCCTTGCAAGAGAGCGCCAAGGCTTACACCGGGCCGACTGCGGGCGCGCGAGGCTACATTAGTTCGATAGTGGGTTCGCCTGCCGGCGAGGCCACGGAGAACCTGCACAACATCGTCGCCACGAACGCGGTGCAGAGCCTAAAATCCATCTTCGGCGGCAACCCGACCGAGGGCGAGCGCAAAATCCTCCTGGAGTTGGCCGGATCGGTCAACAAGGCGCAGTCGGTACGCGATGAGATTTACCGGCGGGCCATTGCGTTGGCCGAACGGCGCATCGATTTCAATCAGCAGCGTGTCGATCAGCTTCGCGGCGGCAACTACTACCAGCCGCAAGGCGGCCCCCAGCAACCGCGACCGCAGCCGCAAACGCCACAGCAGCCAGCGGCGGCGCCCAGATACCGTGCCCAAAGCTCGCAAGGCCAGATCATCGAAAGCGATGACGGTATAAACTGGAGGCTTGCACAGTAATGGCCGATCCCAATGTGCAACTTCCGCCGGGGTTTGCCCTGATCACGCCAGCGAGCAACATTCAGTTGCCGCCGGGGTTTAAGTTGATCGAGCAGACCCCAGAGGTCGGCAACTTTGCCGCTGGCGCGGAAGGTCTTGCGCAAGGCGTGACGCTCGGATTCGCAGACGAGATCGAGGGCGGCGCGCGTGCGTTGTACGGCAAACTCACAGGTGACAAGCGCAGTATCGGTGATCTATACGATGAGGGCGTCGCGATCCCGCGCGCTCGCGTTGCCGCCGCCAAGGATTCGAACCCGGTAGCGTTCTACGCAGGCGACATTGGCGGATCGCTGATTGTGCCCGGAGGGCTTGCCCGTGCAGGAATTCGTGGGTCTCTTGCCACCGCTTCTAATCTTGGGCTTGGTGCTCGGTCTCTCGCTGCTGGCAAAGAAGCTGCGGCCTACGGCGCCGCAACCGGAGCTGGAACCGCCGAAGGCTGGCTACCGGATCGACTGACGGGCGCGGTCAAGGGCGCCGTTATTGCAGGGCCGCTCGGCGCGCTGGCGCCTGGCGCCGTCGATTTAGCCGGCGCGGTGGCAACCAGGGCTACGACTCCGATCCGTGCGGCGATGAACCCGCGATCCATGGCGGCCGAGAAGCTGAGCGAGGCGATTTATCGCGATATGTCAGTTGCGGCTGACGGCGCTGGAATACCGGCGCGTGAAGCGGCCCGGTTCGCCAACAAGTTTGCAACCATGAGCCAAGGCAATCCGCAGGCGCGCGTCATGGACGCGGGCGGCGAGAACGTGCACGGCATCATGCGCGCTGCCGTCAACGTGCCGAACCAAGCGCGGGCTGGCGCCAAGCGAGCGCTCGACGCTCGGGCGGCAAACCAATACGCACGCCTCGAAAGTGATCTGAAAGACGCCTTCGGCATCGGCGACAACTACCATCAGTCGATTGCCAAACTGGCCCAAAACATGGACGAGATCGGCAACGCGGCGATCCAGCCGGCGCTCCGCACGGAAACCAAGATCACGCCGAAGCTCGCGGCGGTGCTTGAGCGGCCGACGATGCAGGAGTTGCAATCGATCGTGGCGCGCAAGATCGCGGACGAAGGCCGGCCGATCAACACTTTAAATACAACTGAATTTTTCCACCGGATGAAGCTTGAACTGGATGACCAAATCGGGATTGCGGTGCGTGCACAGAAGATGGGCAATAAGCCCCAAGCCGGATGGGACAAGGGCACGCTGACGACGCTCTGGCGCGATTTTATGAATGCGATCGACAACCCGGAATACAAGCACGCACTGAAGCAATACGCGGGCCAAGCCAAGCTCATGAACGCCGCCGAAGACGGCTTTGAGCACTTCACCAAAGCAGCCCCGGAAGAGATCACAGCAGCGATCGAGGCGCTTGGAACCGGCGCCGAGCGCATGATGTACCGGCTCGGCGCGCAACGGGCGGTGATTGACAAGGTTCGAGCGGGAAACGCAAACCTCGACCGAACAGACGGCGTGTTCGGATCGCCGTTGATGCAGATGAAATTGCGCGCAGTGCTTCCGGACAGTGCGTCGTTCCGCGAATTCCAGAAGAAGCTTGTCATCGAAGCGAAGATGGCGGACAGCCGGAAGGCGTTGCAGGGCAACTCGACGACGGCAAAGCAACTCGCCGAGGGCGAGCAGGCGGGCAAGGCGTCTCGTGTCGCGAACAACGTCATGAACGCGCTAACGGGCAAGCTGGAACCCGCCCTGAACCTTGTCGCGCAGGGCTACAACCGTTTTACCGGCATGACGCCAGCGGTGGCGAACGAGTTGCTCACCATTGGTATGTCGCGCGATCCGGCGATGATCAACGCGCTTGCGGACTACAGCATGCGGCGCGCGGCACAGACCCCCGTCAGGCGTGCGGGCGCGGCTAGATTGATCGATTCCGCGATCGGTGGAAGAGCGGGAGATCAGTCGCCGCCGCGTCAATCCCCATGGCTCCATAGGTCGTATGTCCCTATGGCGATGGAGTGAGCATGACGCAAAACGCCCTGATGAACTGGGGCCCCTACGTCGCAGCAGAGAGCGCAGACGCTGAGGGATCGCCGTTTTCCAAGCGAGCGTCGGCGCAGCCGGTATTCGCCGATTGGATTACGCGCCTCGGGGTCCCTCAAGTCCATGTCGACCGTAGCAAGTATGCAGATGATCTGAGGAACACCCAAGCCGTCAACGCCATGTGGGAAAACACGCCGGGGAGCCCGTGGAATTTGCGGGAAAACCACCCTTGGCGGGCCGCAGTAGCCGACGCGCTCAACAGCGACGCGGCGCAAAAGCTACTGTTGGCGTCAAATTTCCTGATACCTGCGGCGTTCATCGGCCCTGCGGGCGCGCTGCGGTTGCAAACAGCGGGCCGGATCGCCCCCGGTGCGCCCGGTTCGAAAGAAGCCCTGCAAGTCGCGCAAGATATCTGGCGCAAGCACGGGATGGGATCGCCGGAGCTCCAAGACCGCGTGTGGAAAGCAACCGGGTGGGGGCACCCGGAGACATTCGGGGGTGTCGCTCCGGGGTCAAAACCGATGACGTGGGTCGACACGTCGAAAACAACGCTAAAACCGGAAATCTGGCAGGCGCTTGATCCGGCTTTTGCGGGCGGCAAGTTTGAAGCAAGAACGGGCCGCCTTGGCGATCTTGTTGAACTTCCTGCGGATTTGCAAACAGCGCAACCTGCGCTTGCCTCAAAAACATCGCGTGTTGAGGCAAACAACGGTGGGCATGGTCAAGTGTCATCTCGTAATGACGGAACCATGTCCGAATACGTCCTCCCCGGCGGCGGGGAAAGCATCACGTTTGGTGGCAACTCCAAGCCCGATCTTGTATCGACGCTGAAACACGAACTCGCACATCTCGCTTCGATCGAGGATGGCGTTGGGCTCAGAGGCGCCCGCGTGGGCGAGCCGCCCGTGCGTGACACGACTGCGGAAAAGATCGGCGTTGCTTTGAGACGCATAAAGCCAAGCGAGGCCGGTGAAGCTCGCGATTTGGCCGCGTATCTGAACAATACGCAAGAACGGCTGGCGCGCGCTTCGGTCCTTTACGACAACATGGCGGCAACGCGAGGCCCGTCGGCGATTTGGGACACCGCCCCGCATCGTCTTGACGTTTATGCGCCAGAAGCAATGACGCCAGCGGCGCGCGACTATTTCGACGCGAAAGGGCGTGTTTCGAGGGACTACCAACCGCCGGCCGAACTTGTGCGCCGCGACGGCGCGGCAGGAGTGACGCCTCCAGGTCAAACGTTCTCGCACCCACCCCAGGGCATCCGTGCCAATGGAAAGCCGAAAGTTGCTTCCCCGGCGGACAGGTTTAACGCCGGGCGCGACGTAGACATGAACACTATTGAAGAAATCCTCCGCCGCTACGGCTTGGCTGGCCTGATGGCCGGCGGCGCTGCGGCTAGTGCGCGTTCGTCTCAGGACACCCAATAGACATGACCGATTCCGTTGCCGTCTTTCCTCCGGGCTGGCGGCTGACTGATGCGAACGACAACCCGGTGTCGGGTGGGTCGATCGAGTTCTACAACGCTGGCACCTCGACGCCGAAGACGGTCTATTCCGACTTGGGGTTGTCGAGTTCGCTCGGCGTCTCGATCACGACCGACGCGAGCGGTTATCCGTCCTCCGGCGGCAACAAGGTGCTGATCTACACCGGCACTGATGCCTACAAAGTGACGCTGAAGGACGCGCTCGGCGTCACGCTCGCCTCCCACGACAACGTGAAGGGCGCGGCTGTTGGCGGCGGCACGGGTAGCGGGCTTTGGAACGTGCCGATCGCCGCGGTTGCCTCCACGACGTACACCGTAGTCCCGGCGGATTACGGGACGGCAAAAGAGTTTGACACCTCGGGCGGCAACATTTCTGTCGTGATCCCGACTGCACTCGCTGCCGGCAATGGGACGACGTTCACCGCGATCCGCAAGGGCGCCTCGAACAACCTCACTCTGATCGGCACCGGCGGCGATCTGCTCAACAACGCGTCCTCAATCGCGCTGACGGCGACCGGCGACGCAATCACGCTGGTAAGCAACGGCGCAAATGCGTGGAAGTCTGTCGCGTTTTCGCGCACGGGATACGCGTCCGGTTTGATCACGTCCAACATGCTCGACAGCCGGATTACCGGCGGCCTGATGCGTCTCGGGCAGATCATCGAGTGTCCGTCTGAGACGCCATGGGCTGGCACGTGGACGTGCGACGGCTCGTCAAAATCTCGCACGACCTATGCCGATCTGTTCGCGGTGATCGGCACGACCTACGGCGCGAACGACGCGACCACGTTCAACATCCCGGACAGACGCGGCTACGTCCCGCGAGGCTGGAACAATGGCGCGGGCGTCGATACCGACGCGACGACGACGCTGGCGGTGACCAACGTTACGAACAACGGGGCGGGCGTCTGCCGCATCACGGTGGCCAGCACAGCAAAGCTCGAAAGCGGCAACCGCGTTACCATTTCTGGCGTCGTCGGCGCGACCGCGGCCAACGGCAACTGGATTATAACCGTCCAAAGCTCGACGACGTTCGACCTCAACGGCTCGGTTTTCGCCGGCACCTATACCTCGGGCGGCACGGTCAACCTTCGCTATGCGCTTAAGACGGGTGGCGCGGTCGGCGATCATGTCGGCTCGTTCCAAAACGACGGTTTGAAGTCGCACACGCATACTATTCAGAATTTTCCGAGCTCGCAGTTACAGGTAGGTAACGGTACTGGCAGCAGCTATACTGCTTTCGTTGCGCCGGGTGGATTGTACGGCACCGACGCCAGTTCTCCGACGATCAGCGAGAACCGCGTCAAGAACGTGTACGTTCATTACGTCATCATCTACGACCTGGCTCTGTTTGCGGGCGCGTCGTCGAGCGTAAAGACGATCCTAACGACGAGCGGGGCGCCGTCCAGTAACACGGGGATCGATGGCGATTATGCGTACGATCCGGCGGCTAGGATCATGTACGGCCCGAAGGCGTCCGGGGCATGGCCTGCGGGCGTGTCGCTGCAGGGGCAGACCGGCGCGACGGGTGCGACGGGTGCGACCGGCGCAACGGGTGCGACGGGTGCGACGGGTGCGACCGGCGCGACCGGGTCGGCCGGGTCTGACGGCGGCATCAAATACACCTACGACTCGACCACGACGATGGCCGCGCCGTCTGCGGGCGGGTTGCGCTTCAATAGCGCCACGATCGGCTCTGCCACGCAGATCGCTATCGCTCCGACGACAGCCGAGACCGGAAACCCCAACGTCTCTGGATGGGTCACAACGTGGGACGATTCGACGACCTCGGCGCATCGCGGCCAGCTCGTCATCCGCAAACAAACGTCGGGCGTTACCGTCGCCGTGTTCGACGTGACGAGCGCCGTTACCGACAATTCGTCTTGGCTGACGTTCAACGTCGCCAACATCACGGCGCCGACAGCGCTCACCAACGGCGATCAGCTGCTAGTGTCGTTTTATCGCACGGGCGATCAAGGTGCGACCGGCGCAACGGGTGCGACGGGTGCGACCGGCGCGACCGGATCGACTGGCTCGACCGGCGCTTCGGGGCCTGTCGCTATTGACTATACATGGGACACCGGCACGACGGCG